AAATACCTACGTCCGTTGACGAAACCGCCAGAATGTCTTTGAGTTGGAGGTTGAGTTCCAACAGGAATTGTCCGATGCTCGGCTCTTCTGTCTTGAGTTGCGGGTCGTAATAGACCTTGGAGTCGAACTCTTTGTTGCCGACAGCCGTCATGTCGTACCGCACGGTTCGCTTGCCGTCTCCGGTTTGATTGATGTCCTGGAAGATGGTTTGAACGCGGCCGATGAATTTAAGGCCGTCATCGAACAGGTTACATGGCTTCAGCTCCAGAATCCGGTCGAACAGCGCTTTACCTTTGGACTCATCATTGACGATCCAAGCCATAACCCAGTCGTTCGGCTGGATTTCTGCCAAATAATTGATGTCTCCGCCAGCGAAGGTGACGGACATTGTGGGCGTGTATGAATTCTTCGAAGATGAGATAGACATCGACAGAATATCATCCGATACAACCAACACTTCTTTTTCTCGGATCAACGACTCGACACTGGCGTCAAACTGGACGTCTGCGTCGTGCGTCAACAGCTTGCTGCGAGAGAACGTGAGGGGCTGCGCCCAACGGACGATCGCCATCACCCAAAACGGACTGGTAGAGATGTAGTCTGGTGTAGTTTGGTCGGTAAACTCTTTGACTAGGTCGTAGCTGGGGGCGGTCATTGTTTTGGTTGAAACGTAACGGTTTTTCCGGAGGGAGCTCCGGCTTTTGCGGGTCCAAACGCCTTCTCAATGGCGGTTAATTCTTTGGCGTGTCGCAAGAGAATTTCGGCGATAGATTTAGAAACAGCGGCGATATTGCCGGACTGTCCTAGTAGACTCTGGTATGCGGTAGCTAACTCTTTTTTCTGCCTGTCTGTTTCTTCAGTAAAGGCGTCTTGCTGGGCCAAGTCCTTCTTTTTGACTTCAGCTTCGGTTCTGAGCTCGACGGCAGCGCGCGATCCTGCGGATGTGTCGCCGACGCCCTTGCCCTTGACGGCTTCGCGCCCCAAGGCGAATTCGTCGCGGACGGCCCCCTTAGATGCAGCGTACCCTTCTCCGGTTTGCTTGCTGCGCACGAGACCTGCGACCTGAAAGTATTCTTCTCGTTCGGCATCTGACCACTTCATGTCCTCGCCGCCGAACATTTTGAGCGCCGCATCGGAAGCAATAAATCCGGGCTTTTGCATGGCTTCGGCCCATTTTTGCTGTTTTGAGCCCGGAGTAAATCCGGTCGTGGCTACGCGATATGCAGAAGTTTGCCGGATGCCACGACCGGCGGTAACGAGTTGCTGGCGAGCCTCTTCTTCGCTCATGCCTGGGAAATTGCCTCGCTCCTCTTCTGTCAGAGGTCGTCCGGCTTCGAGTTCCGCGGTTCTGGCTGCCGTCAGGTTGGTCGCCATATACTGTTGGGCGTAGTAGTTGGCCCCTGGCGCGGCGGATATGACAGCGCTGAGATTGGCCGCCTTTTGCCATGCGTCACGGTCGCCGGAGTAGACCTTGTCCATCGACGCCATTCCTAGGATGTTCTGACGGGCCACCAAAGCTCCAGCAGGCGCGTCGGTTCCATAACTCAAAACCCCGAGTGTGCCGGCGCCGACCGCGTTCGCCATCAGCATTTGATCTTGCTGCTTGGCGGCGTAATCGGAAATCAGACTCGCGGTCCCCACGTCGGATTGGGCGGCTAGAGTGCGGGCAATATCGACCATGTCGCGACCGCGCGTGCCACCTTCACGGCCAAACACGCCGCCGAAGTGAGCCATCCCAGTCATCTGTGCTGCAGTAGCTTGTAGGACCGAGTCAAACATTCCCTCTTTGCCGAAACGGGATCTACGACCACCGGCCGCGGTAATCCCAGTCGAGGCTGCTACCAGTTCTTCTTGCGAGAACATGTTGTAATTCGCCGCAAATATTTCGGCGTTGCTTACGTACGTGCCCGCTATAGGCTTACCTGTTTTATCGCGCTTACGGCCGGATCCAATCCCCATAGCACGCTGGAACCCTACGCTACTTCGGGCGTTGGCATAGCCTTCCGCAATGATTTCATCTCGTAGGCCTTCGGCTCGGATTTCCGCATTAATTGTTTCCTTTAAGGCAGCGTCCGTTTGCTTGCCGATTATCGGGTTTGTCCGGTCGCCGGTCAGTGCGTTAAAGGCCGTCGCGAAGTGTCCGCCCGAGCCCGCTTCCCATGCCGCCCCTCCACGAATACCTGCCTCCCTCATTGCTGTCGGGGAGTTAAGGAGCGCCAGTGGCCCCAGCGCGACCATGGCTGCGCGGTTGGTCCACTTACCATACCCAGCATCTTTTCCCTCCCACATAGTAGAAAACAGACCCGCCCCACCTGTGCCTTGCATGGCCTCCATATTGGCGCGCTTGACCGGGTCTGCTTGGATGCGCGCCAACGCACGCATATCCGACGTGTCCCCTACACGGAGTTTGCGGGCGTACGAGTCTCGTCCGCTTACGATGTCTCCAGCGATCCGCGACTCGAATATGGGGGCGTCGTAGACACCCCTTGCTGCGCTGGTAGCGGCCCACACCCCAGCCATAGCAAGAGCTGTCGCCGGGTTTGCCATGCGAGCCATCAAAGCCCCACCCGGGAGCATCGATAGGGCTTGCTGCGCTCCGGCGGGCAAAGACGCGCCACCGATAGCGTTGAGTCCGCCACGGGCACCTGCAAATAGCCCGCCGAGTCCGGCACCGCCAGCGAAGCCGCCTTGTGCGCCCATTTGCCCCATGAGTGCGGCCATACCTTGGGCCTGGTTTTGCATGGTAAAGTTGACTGGCGAGAACATACCAGTCATGCCACCGCCGGCTGTGGGGTAAGGAATACCCGGGAGGAGACCGGTTCCGGCTGGACTAAAATAGCCCGCCCGTGCGGCGCTCGGCATCGTCTTTGAAGACAAAGTGCCCGCGGCGCTCGGCATCGTCTTTGAAGACAAAGTGCCCGCGGCGTTACCGGCACGTACGTATGTCTTAGCCAGATCGTCTAGGGAATTCTTGAGGCGGTTGATCTCGGATTGCTGACTGGAGACTCCGCGTGATACGGAGTCGCCCATAGCCCGCATCGAACTAGTTGAATCTTGAGCTAATTTCTGGAACGCCGAAGCCTGGCTAGCCATCACTCCGACGAAAGAGGTCTGCGACTGGGGGCCACCACCGGGTTTACTTGGACCTGAACCGGATTTGCCCACCTTGCCCGACAGCAATCCGCCGCCCGCGCCACCGATCGAGACGGAGTTGAGGGATTTGGCGAGTTCCTGTGATTTCCTGATCAGCTGATCGAGGGCGCGCTCGACGCTGCCCATGCTCTGAGCGTCTACGGCGAACTTAAAGCGAATATCGCGCTGGTCTGACATGATTTTAAGATTGACCCTTCAGCCACTCTAGCTCTAACCACGGAGCTTTGATGGCCAGAGAATTAGGTTTCATGACGTCCATAATCACTCACCAAAAATCATAGCGATATCCGGGGGGATCTCGCGCATTAGGCTCAACGTCGATTTGCTCGGGGTCCCGTCAGCCCCGGGTGTGGGATCCACTTTTTGTGGATCCCCGATCTTTGGCGCCGTCTTCTTCTTGCCGACCACCTTAATGGCCTCAAGTAGGGCGGCGTCATTCAGAATCGAACTCACAGCAGCGGCGTCGGAGTCCTTCTTGGCGACACGAGATTTACGTTGCTCTTCTGTCTCTAACAGGGCTGCGATTTCGAGTTCGCGGTCCTTCGGGTCCATTTCCGAGTAAAGTTCCTCGTAGTACGCTGTAAGCACCACCTCCACCGGGAGTTCCTCTACGGTATGCAGGGGCGTGTGGAACGTTTTGGAGTAGGACCTAAAAACACGCCTGAGGCAAGCCGAGTGGTCCGGCTGCTCAGCCGCCTTCATCGATGCAAGCTGTATGGCGGTCAAAAGGTCCATTGGATTACTTCTTGGGAGTCAGTGCAGTAGCAGCGGCTTCGCCGGCCTTCTTGATGTCGGCGTAGACCTTCTCTTCAAGCGCTAGAATCGCCTCATACACCGCATTTACAGGGGCGACATCTACCAAATCGAGGCCATTGTTGGATTCACGCCACCACGCAGGGGCCGACTCAAGGTGGTGGAAAATGTAACTAAGGGACGCCGCGGTATTGATGGTAACCACAGACGCCTCCTCGGGCTTGTCGCCCATCAACGATCGACGCATCTTGTCTTGGTCCAGCTTCGCTCGATGCGAAAGCAACGGGCGAGCCTTGAAGACACCCTGGAAAGTCTGGCCGGTAAGCTCCCCTTTACAGTCTACAGTGAACTCGACAGCGGAATTTGAAATCATTGATGACACCCCTTGGTTTGACGACTTGAAGCTATGATACCACACTCTGAAGTTAACCTCCACTACAAACCACGTGGAACGGCCCTCTCACTCCGGCCGAGAACGTCTCAGACGCCCTCAGGGCTGCTAGACAAGCCTCCCTATCCGATAATGTCGGTGGAAGAGACATCAGAGCCCCTAGAGCTATGTCGCCCCCACAGCCTACAGCGTCGAATGCGTGTATAGATTCCCCCACCTGATAGTCGCTTTCGACGCGGAACAGACGACCTCGGATGCCGACCAGAAATGTCCCGCCAGACTCTACACCGTTAACGTTGGCTGAGACCCCAAGTCGCGCAAAGGTATTCCTAATGGAATTCACAAAAGACGTAGCCATGTATTTAAAGAGATCGCCCCTCTCTGGGATCTTGGGAGCCTTAAAGGAGTATTGTAGGACCTGAAGCATCCGAAACGACGATGTGCCACCAAACGCAAAATCTCCAACCGTGAAGACTTTACGGTCGGCTCGCTGGGTCAAACTGTAATCAGAACTGATTCCAGCGCTATCGCCGGCGATCGTCACTATTTTCCCATCCGTCCTACCTACGATGCATGTCATATTCGACTTATACCATTCAGACGCCATGAGGTCAACACCTTTGCAACACCGAATCGAACGTGTTATACGTTTCTCATGAACAACAACAACGACCGCCTCCGCAAACTTTACGCCGAAATCCGAGACCTCGCCGTCGTCATGGATCCGACGCAAGAATCCAACTTCACAGCCAATGCGAGATTGATGGCAGGAGAAAAACTCTCGCCCCGAGGCTGGGTCGACGGAGCTAAGGCGGCGATGGAATATATTGAGCGTCAATTGTTGGAGTCCGACACCTGGTGGATCACCAAAACAAATCGAGGATGTTACCTCCGGCAGACCCGGACGATCAAGTTCTTTGAGACTGTGCCGTTGGCCGCCATCGGGTCTTTCTTGGATTATGAAGAGCTGATTTGGGACGGCCAAAGCTTTCAACAAAGCGCGTCTCCGGACGGATACACATATCATTTGACTCGCTCCATTGACTCTGGGGACTAGCTCATGTGGATCGACGCAAGCATGAACGACCGCGACTTTGTCACAGCCTGCTCCGTATATGCGTCCGCAGAAGATCTAGATCGTCTTGCGGATAGTGCCGATAGCTCCATCCGTTGGGCTGTAGCCGGCAACAGGAATGCGTCGACATCCACCTTGACACGGTTGGCGGTAGACGACGATGAAACCGTATGGGAGGAGGTCGGACGCAACCCCAACACACCACCCTCTGTTAGACTATGGCTACAGTCTGACTACCGCAAAACCATATCTCTCGAAGAATTCCTTAAAGCTGCGAACTCGGGAGAATAAAATGGGGGTGTCACCATACCTAGAGTTTGTTGCGGCAGATTCCTCCACCTCGGCAGAGGATTTAGATCGGTTTTCGATACATCGGGACTCGGATATCCGATGGTCTGTGGCGAAAAATCCTCATACATCTGCCGCGACTTTGACTCACATGGCTACCGACGAAAATCCCACCGTGCAGTGGGCCGTCGGCCGTAACCCCAACACCCCACCTGCTGTGAAGTTGTGGCTGCAAACCGCGTATGGTCAAATGTCTCTCGAAGAATTTCTAAATGCTGTTGACTCTGGAGACTAGCCAATGCAAAACAAGGACTCCGGAGGGCTCGATTTCGCCACCGCCGTTTCTATCTCTTCAGCTGAAGTCCTAGATCGTCTTTCTAGAAGTCCCGACAACATCGTTCGGTGGGGTGTGGCCGGTAATACGTATACCCCTACCGCGACTCTAATTTACCTTGCATCGGATATAGAAGACCGGGTTGTCGAACAGGTCAAAAATAACCCCAGTACCCCACCTGCTGTGAAGTTGTGGCTGCAAACCGCGTATGGTCAAATGTCTCTCGAAGAATTTCTAAATGCTGTTGACTCCAGTGGCTGAGTCAGGCATACGTTTCATATGCGCCTGCCCGTGTCATTCAACATCCTCCGTAAAATCGCCGCTGAGAGTAATCATTCGTCCTTTTGCCATGTAGCCGTCGTAATGCGTGGTGGGGTGATTCTAGCAATGGAGTGCAACCAAGCAAGCCACCACGCCGAAGTGCGAGCTTTGGAGCAATTGTGGCCGTCGGAAAGGTCGGGGGTTAAAGTTTTGTCGTTGCGCTTCACGTCGTCCAAGCAAACGCTGACCTCAGCCAAACCGTGTAGTGAGTGCGAAGCATATATGCGTAGATACGGAGTCAAGAAAGTGGTATACTCCAACCGAGATGGAACCATCAGCACAGCCAAATACACCCGAAGGGGTCAAAAATGATTCGCTCCATTGACTCGGGAGGCTAGCTGTGTAGGCCGCTGCCGCCGCGCTGACGCCCAAGAAGAGACCTAGTGGGCCTTCTTATGGTATAATCATTCTTACCGATGCAACTCACCTACCACTACAGAGTCAAGTCTTACGGAGGGTTCCTTAACGAACTCTCCCGTAAGGTCAACTTTGTTTGGAATTATTGCAATGATGTCCAGCGTCAGGCGGTTAAGGCACATCGCAAATGGCTAGGTGAGTTCGATTTAAACCATCTTACGGCGGGTAGCTCAAAAATGCTTGGGTTGCGTTCAGAGGCAATCCAGGCGATAGCGCGTAGATACACGCAAAGCCGCACGCAACACAAAAAGCCTTGGTTGAGATGGCGGGGGCGAAAAAGTTTAGGTTGGATTCCAACAAATGGAGTCTCGTTGAGATATCGTGACGGCGACTTCGTTTTCATGGGACGCGTCTTTCGAGTGTTTTTAGACCGTCCACTTCCACCGGAAGCGAAGATTTTGTTCGGCTCCAACTTCAGCCAAGACTCACAAGGTCGGTGGTTTTTGAACATCATCGTAGAGGTGCCTGTCGTCTCCAAACGCGAAGGCGCTTCTTCGGTCGGCATCGACCTCGGTCTCAAGGACTTTGCTACGTTTTCCGATGGCACTAAAATCGCCAATCCCCGGATCTTATCGAAGTACGCTCGTAAGCTCGCTGTCGCTCAACGAGCCAACAAACGCAAGCAAGTCCGTAAAATTCACCAAAAGATCAAAGATGTCCGCAAGGATTTCCACCATAAGTTGTCCAACGACGTAACGAAGAAGTACAACCACATTTTCGTAGGAGACGTTTCATCAAGCACATTGTCTAAGACCAAACTCGCCAAGTCGGTTCTTGATGCAGGGTGGTCTAGCTTCAGAAACATGTTGCGTTACAAGTCCATTAGGAACGGCGCAACATATGTAGAAGTCGACGAGAGTTTTACCACGCAAACCTGTCACATTTGCGGTCTAAAGACCGGTCCGAAAGGATTGGCGGGTTTGAATAAGCGTGAATGGGTGTGTGATTGCGGGGCGTCCCTTGACAGGGACGTGAACTCCGCGATAAACATCTTGCAACGCGGCTTGAAGCATCAAGCCCTTAACCTAGGAGCCGAGCCTTAACAGGCCGGAAATGCTTTGATTCGCTCGCCTGATTTGTCGATTGTACAGATTGAAGCGCTGGAACTGCTTTTGAAGATTGACCACACCCGGAAGGTCCGGTCGCAACTCCTATGGATGTTGGACGCCAACCCAGACTCGAATGGCGTCCTTGCTGCCATCATGAAGCTCACGGACGATTATAATGATCGCAACACGCCCATGGTGGTGGCACGAGTGCTAGCCGAGGAGGGAATGGGGCGCACTAAGATGGCGCTCAATGCGGAACGCTTCAATTACTACGCGAGGTTGGCCGACATGGTTGTGTTAGACGACGATTTTCCTGGTGTGGCGCGCGAAACCGTGCTAGAGATTTTGCCGAAGCTGAAGCGCGCTCAAGCACAAATCCAGGCGGAGCTCAAAAACGCCGCGACGGTGCAAAAGAGCCGTAATCCAAATAAAGTCGTATTGAATTGAGGGAACTATGAGAACCAAATACAACATAGGAGATGAAGTACAGTGGAGCAACGGACGATGTGGTACAATTATTGCAGTCCGGCGCTATTTGCGCTCGCGCAAGTCTGGGCGCAAGTATACGTACCGCTATCGCATTGCCTCATTTGGTTTCAGCGAGGCTCTGTTGATTCCGCCGGAATATTTTAAACTCAAGAGTTTCTACGACTCGCCCCACTACTTTCAGGATTAGACCATGGACATCAACATCAAGTGTCAATTTGAAATCGGGGACAGGGTCAAGGCTAAGGGCTACCCAGCCTGCGGCGTGGTCGATTCCATCCACCCTCGCATCTTTCTATCGGCGCGCGAGGTATTCTATCGAGTCTTGTTTGACGGCTGTAGTCCCATTACAATGAGTGAAGGCCGACTAGTGCCAGCGAAGCCAGCCACCCCGAAGGATTCCTGAATCCCTTTTCAGATGTCGACCACGACTCCCCACATTGCTTCCAGGATTGACAATGACTCGCACCCTTCCCAATGTTTTTAATGTCGGCACTCTCGTTGTGTCCACGGACGACCCTAAGTTCCCCTACGAGGTCCGGGCCGTAGACGTCCACGTGACACAAAACGACGTATCAGTGCTGTATAGTCTACTCGATCCTAGTTGCGACAAAGACGCTCCGCTCCAGTGCTGCCGTACACTATACGCCAAGGATGTTGAGCCGTACTCGAAGTTCAAGGTTGGTGACCGAATTCAATTCAAGTCATACTTCGGCAATTGGATCGGCGGCACAGTTACGCGCGCCAGGACCGCGGATGAACGGTACCTTGTTCGGCTCGACAATGGCTACTCAGTATACTTCTTCGAAGAAGAGCTGACTCCAATCGACTTCGTTTCCCCACACTGCTTCCAGGATTAAATCAATGACATCTTCAATCAAATTCAACATTGATGATACCGTCCAGACCTACCAAGGGTGGACTGGAATAGTGACTAGAATTGAGGGGGAATACACGTCAATATATCGCAATAAGTACACTTACATGGTGTTTGACATCACAACACGGAGGGAATATAGGTTTCAAGAGTGGCAATTGAACCGCTGTGTTACCGTTGCCGACTTCGTTTCCCCACACTACTTCCAGGATTAAATTAATGGAATCTTCAATCTGGTCCAAAATTAACCAAGACAACAAATTCGAGCTCGGCGAAAGAGTCATAATCCCTGGAGGCGGGGAGGGCGTCGTGCGCGCCGCTACATCCAAGACGACTCACCTTGGGCACCCGAGGTCGCTAACGTGGACTTACTGGGTTCTGAACCTCACCAGTTGGCGTGGGCACGAATACGCGGAGTGTGAGCTAACCGCCCGCAAGCCGGCCGTCGACTACGTTTCCCCACACTACTTCCAGGATTAAATCAATGGACATAAACACAGTAAGTTACTTCGAGGCCGGAACAGCCGTCGCACACATCGATTCGCCGCACACCCGCCTTGAAGTTCAGCGAGTAGACATGTGGGTGCTGAAGGGATGTAGGCGGGTTCGGTATGGTGTCGTAGACGCCTGTGGTGCCCGCAAAAGTCTAGATAGCACCGAGGTCGTCCGATGGTTGAAGTTCAAAGTCGGCGATGTGGTTGAATTCAAGTTTTTTGATGAAACCCGACAAGGCGTCGTGATGAGGATGCCGAACCAAGGTAGGATGCGGTACGATGTGGAGCGGCACGACAAAACGATAGTGCCGTATTGGCAAGGAGAACTCACGCTGGTTGTTGACTGCGTTTCCCCACATTACTTCCAGGATTAACATGTATCAGACAACCATCGATCACAAGTTCCAAGTAGGCGACCGGGTAGTTGCCCCCATTTTCCACGGCATGGCCGTAACCCACGGCGTAGTCGTGGATGTTGTGCTGGCAGTTAGAGGCCCGCCAATTGCCTCCAAACATGCCGTTAGCCACATGGTCGAGCTCGACAACGGACAACAATTCCGCTACGAAGAGTCACAACTCAAGCCGGCGTAAAACCAATGTCCACCAACCACTTCACGGTGTACGCGGACGGCTCCAGCGGGGCCGGTGGAGGCAAACCTATCGGGTGGGGGTACGTGGTGGTCCATGACGACAAAGTGCTTACAGCGGGCAAGGGCGGCCACGTCAGCGGCACTAATGGGATTGCCGAGCTTATGGCGGCGCGTGAAGGTCTCCGGGCGTTGGTCACACACCCGACGTTTTTGGAGACACCGTCACCTACAATCGAACTCGTTTCGGACAGTCAAGTGACTTTGGGGCTGGCCAACGGCTCGTTCAACCCGTCCAAGAACGTGGCTTTGGCTACGCACGTACGAGAGATTTGCATCAGGTACTCGGTTAAAACCAGGTGGGTTAAGGGGCACAACGGCGAGCCGGGCAACGAGATGGCGGATAAATTAGCCGGCATCGGAAAGAAGGAAGCCAAATGTCGGTTGGGCCAGTAGAACAGGACGCCTTCTTGCAGCAATTCATCGCCGACTGCCGGCGTGCGGCCGATGTCAACACACCTCCAGCGGAGTTGGCCGCATTGGCTTGGAGCCACCACCTCGATGTGCGGCGGGCAGTAGCCGTTAATGCCAGCACTCCGACCGACGCACTACACGACTTGGCGACAATGCCGTCTGAATACAACCGCATCCAGGAGGACGTGGCTTCAAGTCCGAGCGCGACAGAAAAGACTTTGACGTATTTGTGTGGATCGAAGGACTGGCAGGTTAGACTCCGTCTGACGTCCCACCCAAATCTGCCGCTCAAGGTGGCCATGAAGTTGGCGCGCGATAAGGTCTGGACCATACAAACGACACTCGCAAAAAACCAGAAACTCCCGGCGAAGGTGTACGAGAAATTAGCTGGCAGCGCTGACGTCCACACGCGTAGAACTCTGGCTTCGAATCCAAGTGCGCCTGCAACTGTTTTTGCACTCTTAGCAACGGACTGCATCGAAGACGTCCGCAATTGCGTCGCACAAAACCCCAGCTGCCCGCCTCTGGTAAAAATGTGGTTGACATCCGACTATAGCAAGAGTATGACGTTGGAAGAGTTCTTGGGGGCTGCGGGAGACAATCATGGGTCGGACATACCGTTTACGACATGAACAATCGCTAATCGCCCGTAAATTTACTGATGGCAATGTCGAAAAATACCACCTCGTCCAGAGCGACCGATGGGCGGCGCTGACTGTACATGGGATTTACGGGTATCCGTGCGAGATTGTAGATGGTGATGGTGGTGCCGCGGGAAGACATTTTAGTTGCTGTTTCTTTCAGTTCATCAGGCCTTGGCACATGCGCAGAGACGCAGTGCGTCAACTCGCCGGAGACCGGCCGCTAACTATAGCGCCAATGTACTGCCACGAATACGCCAAACCTGGACGTAAAGCCAAGAAAATGACGCGCTACGGAGAAAACTCGGTTCGCCAAAAAGTGCGAAGAGCGTTGACCAGTGCAGCTCGAAATGGTAACTTCGAAGACGATTGGGACACCGGACTACACGACAAGCCATGGTTCAAATATGACCGATAAAATTCAATTTATGGAATGGCCTAAATGCCCAAAGTGCGGGCACTCCGACATCAGAGTCCAAGGATTCGACCATGCCGACGTATGCGAATACTTGACTTTCCGAGACGTTACAGCGGCGCAAATCGGGTGGGCTTTAATAAGTGGCGGGGAATCCCGCTATATTAAAGTAGTCTTTGATATACACGGTATTGAGCACCGAGTGTTTTCGGTATCCGGTGTCGGAGGGAGGTACATGGAAGTCTACGCACCCGACCACATCGCCGCCATGATTAAAATGTACTACTCCGACAAGTCGCCTTATGGGGGCATGGACTTGTCGGAGTATCTTGATGCTGTTATGTGTACGGAGGTTACGGGAGGGTGCTAGGGGCCGGATCGACTGTCTCGTCGTTTTGAACAGATTCGTCGTCTACACGTAACGCAATGAAAGTCACGGTACACGATTCTGGCTGACGGTGGGCGAGTGCTGTATTGTAGCCGGTGGGTCGGACCGAGCGGAATTTGGCCATGGTTTTGTTCGTCTGGCGGTCCAAAATTGACATCGAGATGTACTCATGGTGGAGTAGGTCCGCCAGCTTGGGTACGCCGCCATCCATGTGGGGTCCGTGGTCAATTACCCTGTAACCGCTGCAGGTTAGAGTCGTAGCGTCCATGCTGGTGTAGATGGACTCGACCGGTCCGTAAGATCCCAAGACAAAAATCGGATCGACACCATAGGTCACGCCCCACGAGCAATCCGTGAAAAGGCCTACAGCGCGCGACGTGTTTGTAGCGGGGTCATCTATGAAGACGACCGCACGCGCACCTGTCATTACTTTACCCGACATTATCCTACTCCTTGCCGGTGTGCCGGCGGAAAGTTTCTACGGACAAGATTGGTTCGGGTATGGTAGAATGATGCCATGAAACCTGCCTACAAACCAAATTCATTGGCCATCAAAACTCCTTGGTTGGAGTCTGAGTGGCATCCAGACAACACATGTAGGTTTTGGGAGGCTACTTACGGGTCGAACATCAAACGTAAGTGGGTATGTATAAGGAAGCATGTTTGGCCCGCATCCCCTAACAGTAGGGTGATCCGCGAAAGTGGGTGTCCGGAGTGCTATAAAATGGCGACCGCGTCTAATTCATTGGCTGTCAAAGCTCCGTGGCTCGAATCCGAGTGGCACCCCGATAACAAAGAGAACTTCTGCGATGTCCCATATAGCTCTAATATAGACCGCAAGTGGCTCTGCATTAAAGGGCATTCTTGGGAGGCGTCACCGAACAACCGCACCTCTAAGAGGGCTACTGGATGTCCATGGTGCCCTGCAATATCTATTATAGATAAAGCCCCATGGCTAGGGCCTGAATGGCACCCAGACAACAAACTAAGCCCCAAAGACGTCTCGTATAGCTCTAACACTCCACGTAAGTGGCTCTGCGTTAAAGGGCATGCGTGGGATACACCCCCAAGCAACCGCACCAGAAAAAGAAATCCAACTGGATGTCCCTGGTGCTCCGGCAACCTCGTCTCCGAAGCCAACTCTTTGAAGACAAAAGCCCCGTGGTTGGAGTCTGAGTGGCACCCGGACAACGAAGAATCATTCGAAAATACTGCTTACGGCTCAGACATCAAATGTAAATGGCGCTGCCTCCCTCACGGGCACGCCTATTGGGCTTCTCCGGGGCATAGGACTCACAGTAAAAATCCATCCGGCTGCCCAGAGTGCGTTCGTCGATGTTCAAGATCCGAACTCTCGATCTTTGATTCAGTTTTAGGAAAATACTCAGACACGGTTGGTGGCCAACGAGGACTTCTAAAGCACAAACGCTCAGAACTCGACATCTACGTGCCGTCACTTCATAAGGCGATCGAGTTTGACGGCACATACTGGCATTCGCTACCAGGATGTGCCGAACGCGACGCCCGCAAGAATCTCCAATGCGCCCAAGCCGGCATTCAACTCTTGAGAATCCCCGAAGCCGACTACGAAGCCAATCCATCGGGAACTATCGCCAAAATCCTCCAGTGGCTTGACGCACCTACGTCGACTGCCATATAAGCGTCGCATGCGAATCGAAGTTCACCACACATACTGCGGATGCGAATGCAACGCATGCGGACACGAAATTACAGTGTACCCGTACGACGATGATAGGCGTTATCGCGACTTCAGGTACGAGCACTCCGAGGACACCAACCCGAGATCTTTCGCGTACGTCATTGTCGACACCTTCCTGAGACGGTATCATCCGGAACTCCTATCTTTGGTGGACTGGGCATCCATAGTCGTCGACGTAGCTACAGATAAACAATGCTGCTTGTAGCGCTTGACACCCATATACAACCCATGCTATAAGTAACTCCAAGGAGAAATACCATGATCGGTGTCGATACGTTGCAAGCTTTGCTGGAAACATCCGAACTACGAGCCAACCTAGCCGAGGGCAAGGTCGAAGCCCTTCGCATGAAGGTTGCTACGTCGTTGGAAGTCATTGAAGACTTGCGCGACCAGATTCGCTTGCTCGAGGCGGAACTCGCAGATGTGCGCGATCTCGTGCCGGTGGATGGTGACGATGACGACTTCTTGGACGATAATCTCGCAAAACACACGGTAGGTCAGGCTTGGTTCCTCCGGTCGATCGGGCTGGACGTGGAGGAGCTGGCGGTCCACTGCGACTGCGTAGCTCACCTGGCACAGTGCAGGAGCGGCAAGTGAACTCAACCGAAATGACCTACGAGCAACTCTTCGAGCGCCTCGAGGCGGAGGCGCGAGCCAGCGCTTTTACGCGAGTGCTCACCACACAAGAGATGGACTATCTGGCGTCTCTACCTCTGTTCAAGTTCGACGGCACAATCGAGGGATAACATGGATTTTTCCCAAATGACCAACGAAGAGATCTACGTCCATGTTCGCGATGCCAAACTAATCAAACAGGCCACCGAAGACAAGATTCAAGACTGTATGTATGAATTAGAGACACGAGCCGGGCTGCGCTACGCCGCAATCGACAAAGATATCGACAAAGATATCGAGCGACTCAACACCGAGGAATAACATGGATCTCCCTACGCTTTATAAGAAAACCGCCACCGGTGCTACACAGTTTTGGCACATCTACACTCACGGCAACGTCATCACAACCGCGTGGGGCCAAATCGACGGTGCAGAGCAAGTCACCAAAGACGTCATCTCCGAAGGCAAAAATGTAGGTCGCTCCAACGCTACGACGCCCAAGCAGCAGGCGGAGGCCGAGGCTCAGTCGCAGTGGGAAAAGAAACTCAAGAAGGGCTACACCAAGACCATTGCCGAAGCTGTAGCTGGCAAGGTGGACGACTGTATTGCTGGCGGGATTTTCCCCATGTTGGCACACAAGTACTCTGAAAAAGCCGGCAAGATCCAGTGGCCGGCTTATACCCAGCCCAAGTTTGACGGCCATAGGTGCATCGGTGTGGTCGAAAATGGCAAGGCGAGTTTGTGGAGCCGCACGCGCAAGCCAATTACGGGATTGCCACACATTGTCGCCGCTCTGGAAAAACTCGGAGTGGACTGTGTAGTAGACGGTGAGTTGTACCACCACGATTACCGACATAACTTCGAGGACTTGACGGGCTTCATTAGAAACGCCACCCCCAAGCCTGGCCATGAAGTCGTGCAGTACCACATCTACGACGTCGTCATGGACGGCTCGTTCGATACACGGCACAAGTTTATCCGGGCGCTGAATTTGTCACTCCCCCTCGTTCCCGTAGAGACGGTCGTAGTGGCCGACGAAGATGCACTCATGTCGGAATTCGAGGGATTCCTTGTGCTGGGTTACGAGGGATGTATGGTTCGCAACACGCAAGGCGCTTACGTCAACAAACGATCCAGCGACCTCTTAAAGGTGAAGGAATTCGATTCCAGTGAGTTCAAGGTGGTTGGAATCGAAGAAGGCCGAGGTAAGTTGGCTGGCCACGCGATTTTTGTGTGCGACGCCAATGGCACTCAGTTTCGCACCAAGATGAAAGGCGACACAGCCAAGCTCAAGGAATACTTCGAAAATCCCACGTCGGTCATCGGGCGTATGTTGGAAGTGAAGTATCAAGGCCTTACGAACAAGGCGGGGGTGCCGCGCTTTCCAGTTGCGCTTCGTTTTAGAGATGACTTGTGAAACATCTTGCGGGGCTATCCCTCTCAGGTCCAGAGGTCTTGGACAAGGAGTCGTACTCCCATTCAAAGTGGGAGCGGATGGTCGTAGCTTCAAATCCACAGACTAGTCCCGCCACCCTCACTCGCTTAGCTTCGGATCCGAGTAGGGGTGTGCGATCGTACGTCGAAGAAAACCCCAGCACGCCACCTTTGGTGAAATTGTGGTTGACGTCAGGCTACAGCAAGAGTATGAGTCTGGAAGAATTTTTGGAGGCGACAAAATGACCGATTCGAAATTCAAAATGAGCGACTACTTGTCCCCGTGCAGCTACACCCCTCGAGAGTCTGTCGAGGACGTCTACCACAGGTTGATGCGAAGGTTGGTTAAAGCTCCAGCGACTCGAGAGGTCTTCGCCGACCTCGCGGAGATCGCCTCCAGCGGGACTGAAGAGGAGCGAGCCGCAGCCAAGTGGGTTATGCGCGATATTTACGTGAGGTGACATGGAAATCTCCCACGCCTATAAAAAGATAACAGCCGAAATTCTCACGCGCCTAGCGCAGGATACACGCCCGTTAATGCGAGAGGTTGCCGCACGACACCCCAATACGCCGCCTTTGGTAAAAGCGTGGTTGACTTCCGGATACAACAAGAGTATGACTCTGGAAGAATTCTTGGAGGCCGCAAATGAAAAAGTCTGAACTGCAGAATGAGTTGGAGCGAATTACAACACGTCTAGACGGCGTCGCGGAAGACGGTGAGAGCTGGGGCGATGTCCGCCGGCTGGTCAGCGACCTGAAAAAGTTGGCCGATAGATTGTCGTACTCCAATATCGACAACGAGGATGATGATGACTAAAATTGAACTGATGTTGGAGCTACAGTGGATTGCGTATGAATTATCTCTTTTGGACTGCATTGCGAAGGTGGACGCTGACGGAGTCAACCACGCCATTAACAGTTTGAACCGACTGAAAGGTAAAATTGATGAATGCGACATCGAGAACGATTATGAATAAATACAATTTCGGTGACATTGTAGAAGCGGTAAGTCGAGGTGTCATCATCAGAGGTGAAATCACGGATGCCACGTTCAACGGCAACCTCTACCATATCGACAGCCGCAGCACCACTTGGTGGGTTACGGGAAGTCAAATCATCGGGGCGGTATCCGACGTCGACGAACCAGATGTTGGGTGGGGCCAGGGGGAATTGTGACAAAAATCTATTACTTCCCTAAGGTGTGCCAGAAGCACTACAAGCCGATTGTGTATGAGACTTACTTCAAGTTCTCTATGTCATCGGCCAAGTTGCGGTGTCCGGAATGCCACCCGGAACTAACGTTGCAGCCTGTAGTGGTTTCGGACAAGTATGTGGCGGTGGATTGTCTAGGGGAGTTGGAAATCGAGGCAGTGGGTTGGCCTGATTGGCTACGGAAGGTGTGAGATGTCGGACCTCAAGCCAAATTCTCTGGCAGTGAAAGCTCCACACTTACGAGGAGAGTGGAGCACGGAGAATGCTGTCAACTTTGAGGATGCGACGTGCGGAGAGCACACGAAGTATAAGTGGGTGTGTCCTGCATTTGGACATCCGTATGAGGCTGCTGCTTCCAGTCGAGCTGGCAGTAAACCGAGCGGCTGTCCACGGTGCCCCAAAAAGCCCAAAAGAGTCACCTACGCCAATTCACTGTCCACCAGAGCCCCTCACTTGGCCGCGGAATGGAGTCCGCGCAACGAGAAAAAATTCCACGAGGTGCACGGCTGTTCGAACGAACTGTACTGGTGGGATTGCATTAAATGTCGACACCAATGGGAGGCGCCGCCTCAGAGAAGAACCGCAAAACGACCCCGTGGGTGTCCTAGGTGCGCCGGCAAGGTGGTGTCGGGAACGAACTCCTTGGCGACCAGAGCCCCTTGGCTAGAAAAAGAGTGGAGCCCCAACAATAAGAAAAAATTCCACGAAGTGTCGTACGCCTCGTCCATTGAGTACGAGTGGGTTTGTGATAGCAAGCACTTCTGGGACGCCCCACCTAGGAATAGGGCCGGAGCAATAAAGAGTGGATGCCCTGAGTGTTGCGGTAAGCGAGTTTCCATAGCCAACTCCTTGGCCACTAAAGCTCCCTGGCTTGAAAAAGAGTGGAGTCCGAACAACACTAAGAAATTCCATGAAGTGTCATACGGGTCGGACATGATGTGTCTTTGGATTTGCATTGACGGATTCGAGTGGCCGGCCACACCTAGTAATCGAACAGCCAAAGCGGCCACCGGATGTCCTCACTGCACTAAGCGACACTCTAAGGCTGAGATTGCTTTATTCCAAGCCATTAAATCAATACATCCGGACGCCGTCAGCAGTCAGCGAGGACTCTTACGTCCGGGGCAGATGGAGCTCGACATTTATGTGCCATCGCTCCAGAAAGCCATTGAGTACGACGGAATGTACTGGCACTCTAGACCTGGGTGTAAGGAGCGGGACTTCCGTAAAGACCAGCAGTGTGCCCAAGTCGGGATAAAACTACTAAGAGTCTCCGACAAAGACTACGAATCCGATCGTGCCGGAACAATCGCCAAAGCCTTAGAGTGGCTCGCAGCCCCATAAACAAAAACCCGGGAGTTGCCCGGGTTCTTGTGCTACATTGTGTGTAGACTTAGGCCGACTGAGTCACTTGCGAGATCATGGTTGTGATTGGGAAGAAATACAAACATCCAGCACGTTTAACTTCCACTGAAATTGTCGCGGTAGGACCTTCCACCGTCACGGTAATTCCGCGATATCCACGCGGTGCATCGGACGAAGGGGCGATGAGTTTTTTCGAGAGCAAATCCTCGAGAATGCTCTCAATCGCCTGCTTGATTGCCGTGGCGCCTGCGTCTGCGATGGATTTACCCTTGAACCGTCGCTCAACTCGCTGAGCTAAGGTCAAGGTGATGATGTCCATGCTATACACGCCTTGTATGCTGTTGTAAGTACCCGTAGCATCGTCCTGGCCGTATGTAGTTTGGTCTGAGACGAATTCGAACCCACCAGACTCGATACGTCCCATCGGGAGCAGCCCGGCGAGGAGCGCATCTTCGACAGCAGTGTCGTCGCGATCATCGTAAGATCCGTCGGCCATCAACACGCCCGAGGTGTTGACAATCTTGCCGAAGATGCTCTTATAGAAGCCCGCGCATTGGGTTCCGGCAGCAAGAGCTGCGGCCATATACGACTGGAACTGACCGATTGTGCCGTTCGACGTGGTCTGCTTCGTGTCTTGGAACGTCATAGCAACCCGGTAAGCTGCCATGTTGCTTGCCGCAGTCTGCGCTTCGAGGAACGAAGTGTTCTTCGAGACGATTGCTTGACGATTGCGACGCTTCTTGAACTCGCTCATCGCGTACACGTGGGTACGTGCGTATGCGTTGATGGAGTCAATGTCGTACGACGAAGCCGGATCCGTGAGACCGTCGGCCTTGTCCGCATCCGAATTCCTGGACACGCACGGCACGACGAAGTTGCAAGTGATTCGGTTTAGAGCGTCGATGCCAGCCGTGAAGTCTGCCGTTGTCGAAGCACCGCGAGCGCCATTGGCGAGGTATGCTGTGACAGTGGTGACCTTGGGGAGACCAGCGTCAGCCTGTACGTTGTCGTTGATCTGAACCAGCGAAGACGAAGTAGCGACCTTCTGGTAGAACCGGTAACCGTCGATCTTGATGCGGCCGTTCTTCTCTCCGAAGGTGGAGAGAATCCCGCGGGGTGTCGGAGTGTTGTCGAGGGTGGTGGAAGGAAGCTGCCCGAGGGTGGCTGTTCCGACTGCACACGAATAACCGGCCTGCGCGTTGATGTACGTCGCGAGGTCGTTGAGGGTGGGGTAATCTCGGAGGGTGAGGCTGAGACCTGCAACCGCGTCGATTGTCGTGGAGAGGGTCGTGTCAGTGACGGTGACGGTTGCAGTGGTTGCACCCGTGTAGCCAATCTTGAGAGCGATTTCGCCGCCGGCCGTCATCGACTCAGAACGTTGGTCGAGTTGACGCGAAGCGGACAGCGTAGCTTTGTACTCAGAAGCCGAGACGATGAGTTTGGCTGCGCCAGTCTTGGACATCCAAGTGACTGCGCCGGTGGTGCCGAGAACGAACGCCATACGCTCCAGAAGGTCTGTGCCGGTGGCGAGCTGGGCGATTTCCAGCGACTTGCCAACGCCATCCACGGGGTCGCCAGCTTCGAGGCTGACGGTCACAGGCGAGTAAACGATGAGGTCTGTGACGGCGCCGATGCTAACTGCGGGCGACACAGTGACTGGGGCGGTGATGGTGCCGGGGGTCGGGGCAACTGCGCCGGCGTCGCTCAGCTTGACTGCGCGAAGGGTCGACGTGGCAGAAGTGGTAACGACATATGCACCGACGTTGGCCGAACCGGCGCCTACGATGGCCGAGCCGACAGGAATGACGAGTGTATCACCAGCAACAGGCTGCACAGCCCAAGCGATAGACCGTGTGATGTCGATGACGTTAGCACCAGCGCCGCCCGGGTTTTGTGTCACAAGCAGCGTGCCGGAAACAGTGAGTGCATTGCGGTTAACACCGCCAGTGGCTGCAATGCCAGTGAGACCGTCCACAGCCGCGACGAAATCAGTCGGAGTTGTATTGGCGGTCAGAGTCGACGTGCCAGCGACTGTAACGCCGTTAGCCTTGATGGAGTAATTCACCGTGCCGGCGTTGGGGATGTAACTGAAGCTGCCTGTGGTAGGGACCACTTCTGCCGTGTTGGCTGCAACGGAGTACGAGATCAGGTTACCGGTCTTGCCGTAGTTCTTCGCCTTGATGGTGGCATAAGTCCCGGTGTAGCTGGCGAGGGTGGAATAAGCCTGAACGGACGCGTTGGTCTTGATGAAGACGAACCGGAAAGGGGCTCCGGGAATCTCCGGGTCGAGCGAAGGCTTGGCTGCAGCGCGGAAGGCGTCTACAATGGGGCCGGAACCGTACTTGGCCTGCACAGCGCCGAGTTGATCGGGACCGAACTTGGCGGTGGCTTCGATGTCGGTTTCAACGCTGAAACGAGGGCCTTGATCGGCCTCACCAACAAGAGCGATAATGCCGTTGGCTGCGAAGCCGGTGGCGGATTGCTGCACCACGGCCTGGTTATAGGCGCCGGGGCGGATGAGATTGCCGTATTGTGTTTGGACTGACTGTGCCATATTAATTCTCCTAATGTTTGTGTTAGCTACCCATCAAATGTTGCAAGCGCCCGAAAATTCCAGGCTTAGCCGGAGCAGGGCGAGCCGCATTAAGGACTGGACCAGCCGAGACAGTCGACATCGGCTTCGGCGCTGCACGGCGCTTCATGACGGGAGACAAAGACGGGGCTGGTGCCGGTGCTTTGACTTGAGCCATCGCGTCTTGGTACATGTTCGCGCGAGCTTCGTTCTCTTGTGCGGAGGGGAGCTTGGCTTGGGGCTCTTTGGCTGCAGGAGCGAGAGCTTGACGGCTGGAATCGGCAAGCAAATGTTGGCGAGCTTGGTGTTGGGCTGTGCCTGGGTCGGTCTTGGTCATGTCTTCTGCCTTGGAAGTGGGCACGGTATTGCCTGTGGGGGTGGGGAGCTTACCGCTCGGAGGCTTTGCCGTAGGCGGCTCGGACTTCTTCGTCTTCGTGTTGGCTGGCTCGAGGTGGACTTGTTTTCCTTCGACACTGACCGCGACTTTGGATGGCGGCATGACCTCCCTAAAGGCAGCCGCCAACTTCTTTGGCGGAATATCGCCAACTGGGGTCCAGTAGTCGGGATCGGACTCGGATGTTTCTTCTGGTCTTGGCTCAGACTTCTTGACTTTAGCGCGCTTGAATCCTTCACAGGTCGGTCCGCGACACTCGTCGTCGTTGGCGTGGGGGGCTTCCGCGTCATGCGTGGCAAGTGTGGAGCCACAATTTGCGCATACATGGCTAAAGTCTTCGTAGTCGTACCGGCCGGTGCGGCGCTCACGAGACTGCTTAGGTTTCGGCGCGAGTTCGCTCTTCTTGGCTGGAAGCTTGCCACCCTTGTCGGACTCGATGTAATCCTGGCCGACGTCCTTGGGGATGCCCAGCGTGGAGTTCCCGCTGGCCGCTGCACCCATAGCGGCGCGCTGTGCTTCGCTGACGGGCGGCTTGACTAGTGGCTCAGGCGTGCACGAAATCGCCTTGCAAGTCTTGGAAAGCTCCTTGGCTCGGAGCTCGGCAATGTCTAGCTCGAACTTAGCCAGGCGCTCCTGGGTGGCCGACTTCAAAAATGCTACGGCTTCACTGGGGGTATAATCTGGCAAAGTACGCTCCCGAAATAGGGTACGTATGCAAGATTGGGCCTGTTCACTCCGCGTCTGCAGCCACGATGGTAACGGCCGCCGTAGCTGGTTTTGTGAAGTCAGGTCGGCCGTCTTTATCTTTTTCCAACCAAAGAGGCGACAACTTCGGAGTTCCAGATGGATACACACAGGCACTTCCCACATGGACCGGCAGGTCTTGTGGAAGGGCTTGGAGCTTTTTGATCATCTCGCCTACAGTCGGGGCCTTCCAAATCTTCATGACGCGCTTGACGGTGGACTTCAGAAGTGCCGCGGCTTGCTCTGGGGTGTATTCGTTCATAGTTCCTCAGCCGACACATCAAAGAATTCAAGTTTCTGACTGACAGCCTTCGGCCAAACTTCTCTCACGTAGCCCGTGAGAGTGATGTACCTTGCGAAGGCGATTTCTTCGATCTCTTGGTCACGGTCGAAATCTGCGCTGGAAAACACCGTGCGCTCCAAACCACGAGCCTCAAGTAAGGTCTCTTTGTAGCGCAGCAAGATGAACTTGACAATGGAATGCAGCCACGTGAGGGTCACTTGCTCTCCGGCTGTGTGAACGCCGATTCTGTAAACTTCCTTGTAAACAACCGACTCTAAGTTGAGATCGTACGCCGGGCGAGTGCCTTTGATGACGGCGTTGCGGAAGTTCGCTACAGTGCCAGCGGCGATTCTGAACCCATCGCCGAGGACTTCAAGGATCTCATGCGACGCCCCGGTGGAGTCTATAAGAAGCATCCCTTCAGTCAAAATGACGGGGAGACTCACAGTGCAAATCCCAGTCGACGCGTCATAGACCGGAGTGAACTGGGGTGTTAGCGCTGGCCAGTCCTGATCGTAGTCTTCCTGCGGCTCATAATGGATGTCCCCGAGAGTCATCTCCGACTCGGATGACTGGAGAAGCTGGATGGAAATCAACGGGTTCTTAGCTTCGTCCAAAATCGGCCGCATCGCGACCGGGAATTCTGTTTTGAGAAACCAGTCCTTGGCTTTCTGAATCTCTTTTTGGCCGTAGACTTTTTGGGTGAGCGCGTCGTACTTCAAGCTCGCGAAAGCGAAGTCAAGTAACCAAGGGTTCTTGCGTAGATCTCGGATCCCCTCCATAATGGCAGTACGGAGGATGATATCGGCCTGGAAAATGCCGACACACTCAGACATTTAGTATGTCTCGGTAGGCGAGTAGCCGAGTTGATACACTCGAACTTGCGTGCCGGCACTGACGGTAACTCCGTTAGGTACCCACAGTACCCGAGCTTGACGCGGTCCAATGACCTGTAGAGCTTCCCACGCTTGTCGCGGAACACCAGAGGTGCTCACGGCCATATCGAGTGAAGGGCAACGCGTCCAACTTCCAGTGGTCAGTCCGCCTGCGGGCGTTTCTGTCATGGGATCCCACAGCCAGCACTGCAGCGTTCCGGCTCCGGCCAACGTTTGTGTGGCCGGAGTGGTCACCTCGACCATCGGAGTGACTGCCGATAATCCCTTAAGAGGCTGGCCTTCCGTAGCAAGCGTGGGGGCTGAACCTGTAAGATTCTGTAGGAGCGAAAAGGTGGTGCCTGAATTCAAGATAGACTCCTAGGTAGACTGAGTAATAGATTGCTTCGATTAGAACGGCGGGACCATGCCCACGCCGGTATTGTAATCGCGGGTGATTTCGGCTGCAGTCAGCGCTCGGGTCCACAACTTACACTCATCGATGGATCCCGAATACCCTGTACCGCTCGGACCGCCACCCATCAAGAGTGCGCCCGTTGCGGCAGTAGTCAATGTCACTGTAACCGGAGTCCCTGCAACGCCATCGAGGTAACCGCGCAACGTAGCCCCGTCGTAGGTGGTTGCGAAGTGATGCCATACGGCGGCCGAGATAGCCCCAAATGCATAGGTAGTTCCATGGATATCAACGTAGATGTTTCCGCCAGTCAAATAGACCTGGAATGCGCCGCCTGCCGTTGCCGTTCCATAACCGCATACACGTTTGGTCTGCGTAGCGCTCGGCTTGAGCCACAGAGAGAGCGACCTCGGTGCCGCGCCAGAAGGCCCTAGGAGGCTAGTCGTGATCAGCGACGTCGACCCGTTAAAAGTCGCGTACGGTCCGGTAAGAGCACTTGCACCCGGTGAATACAATTCGCATGCCGACAATGCCGAACCAAAATACCCACCAGCGACCAGGACCGTTCCGTTGGTCAACAGTGTAGCAGTGTGTCCATAACGTGCCGTAGACATCGGCTCAGTCATCTTCCAGCCATTTGTGGATTGGGTGTAAATCTCACTCGTCGAAACTGCGATTCCACCGGTTATGAGGACTCCGCCGGTAGAAAGCAACGTGGCTACACCTCGATTTCGAACCGCTCCGAGTCTGCCTGTGTTGCTAAACGTGGTTGTCGTGGGGTCGTATAGTTCTGCATTGACTCCGCCAACGTAACCATCGGCGATCAAGACTTTGCCCGAAGCCAGCAACGTAGACGTGTGGTAATACCTGGCCGACGCCATTGAGCCTACCGGGCTCCAAGTGGTAGCAGTTGGATCGTAAACTTCGGCGGTCGCCATTGTTGGGAACCTGCCACCGGTGGCCAAGACCTTGCCGTCTGCCATGGTGGTGATCGCATGGTAATACCTAGCAGTCCCCATCGACCCAGTAGAAGACCAAGTCGCTGCCGTCGGATCGTAGATTTCACACGTGGCCAATCCACCGGCCAAACCCTGTCCACCGGCTGCTAGAATCGAACCGGAAGCTAGTGCTGTCGTCGCTGTAATCCTAGCCGTCGCCAAAGACCCGGTCGAAGCCCAAGTTCCTGCCGTGGGATCGTAGAGCTCACACGTAGCCAGGTAGGTCGTTCCTTCGGTTCCGCCGACAACCAAAACCTTGCCGGAAGACAACAACTCGGCTGTATGGCTGTAGCGCCCTTGCGCCATCGGACCGGTGTCCGTCCAAGTTGCCAACGCCGGATCATAGACTTCACACGTAGCGAGAACAGGCGAACCGAGGTAGGTCACATCGGTGTCGGTCCCGTTACCAGAACCATCTACGATATCTACACTGTCAGTGTCGAGATGCCAGTGATGTAACAAACCGGTGGCCAACGATCCGATATAGGTGATGATGCCGGCACCATTGTTATACAGTATCGCGACTTCTTCGTACGTCAATGCTCGAGACCACATTCCGATCTCATCGATTGAGCCGGTGAAGTGGTTGCCCGTGTAACTCCAACCGATTCTCAGGGCGTTGGCGTTGTCTGTGTTCAACGCCTTGACGACTGGGGTCCCTTCGGCTCCATCGAGGTAACCTCTCAGAGTCGTGCCGTCATATGTCGCAACGAATTGGTGCCACGTGTTTACCAATGAAATGCCGAACTGGTAGGTTGTACCGTAGATGTCGACGGCGATTTGTCCGCCGCTAAGACATACCTGGAAACCACCGTCGTTCACGGCACTGCCGTAGCCCAAAATCATCTCATTGGCTGCGGTAGGCTGTTTGAACCATACATTTACCGTTCGGCCTAGGTCATACAACGGACCAAAAATGGACGTCTGGATTAACGAAGTCGACCCGTTGAAAGACGCGTATTGGACACCGGATGCCGCTGTCACCGCACCTCCTGCGACTAGGACCTTGCCATCAGCCAGTCTCGTGGCCGTGTGGAATTGACGCTTCGATGTCATCGAAGGTATGGCATGATACATTGCTGCTCCGAGTGATGGGTCGTACGAAATCCCAGTGTCAACGCCGTCGCCTGAACCATCAACCCAATCACGGGAAGATGAGTTGAAGTGCCAATGGTGCAGCAACCCGGTCAGAATCGAGCCGGTTGGTGATTCGATGCCGGCTCCCGAATTCCAAACGGTAGCAACTTCACCTGCCGTCAAAGCTCTGTTCCAGATGAAAGCCGCATCGATACAGCCCTGCCAACTCGGCGGGGTCGCGAAGTAGCCGAATCTCAGGGGGTAAGTCACACCGGTGTTCAAAGCGACGGTAACGGGTGTGTTGGCTACGTTATCGAGGTAACCTCTCAGAGTCGTGCCGTCATATGTGACGGTTACTTGGTGCCATGTGTTGGCTGTGCTGGCACCAATGAGGTATTGGGCACCATAGACATCGATGTAAACGGACCCAGCGACCATCTTGACTGAGAATTGCTGACCGTATCCATACGAGCCATAGCCCAGCATCGTGCGGTTTACGATCTGAAGCGAGTTGAACCAAAAGCTAAACGTCCTAGCAGCCGCTCCAGTAGGTGTGGTCAAAGTCGTCGCGATGTTGGATGACGATCCATCAAATACAGCGCAACCTGAACCTAGTTTCGGGCGAGGGAAAGACATGGCGGTATCAGAGCCATTACCCGCGGAGATGTCATATGAATTCCCATCGAGGTTGAATCGGTGGATCAATCCGTTTTGGAGCGAACCCGTGAGAGTCGTGGTGCCGTTACCTGAGTTGTATAGCGATGCAACCTCATCTGACGTCAACGCTCTGTCATACGTCAAAGTTTGGTCAATGAGGCCGTGCATATACCCCTGGTACGACAAACCCAAGCGCCCTATAGCGAATTGCACAGTGTTGTAGGTCAGATTCGCTGTTACCGGAGTCCCGCCATCGACATACAAATAAGCCGTCCCGTCTGGTATGTGTGTAATGACAACATGGTGCCACGCATTGTCGTTAATATCGGCTGTGCCTTGTAGGGCGTGATACGCTCCAGAATAATAAGCGCAATACGTGGCTTTCTTACCATCTACACTAAGGCAGTTGGAGGCGTTGGTGGAACCGAAAATACCGTTATATCCACCACCAGCTATACTGGTGCTGGCGTTGCTAGTTAAGACCCAAGCAGAGACGCTGTATCCATTCGCTAACGAAAAGTTCGAAGGCAGGGTGCTTTTTGAAGTCGTTCCGTTAAACCCAGCACAACCCGAACCGAGTTTGGGGGCATATCCAACCGCCGTGTCGGTCCCGTTGCCAGAACCGTCAACCGAGTCGACCGAGTTCCCGTTCAGGTGCCATTGGTGCAACAACCCGGTCGTCAAGCTTCCCGTAAGCGTTTCAATACCTGACCCTGAGTTGTATAAGCTGGCCACTTCGCCCGCCGTCAACGCCCGGTTCCACATGCATGTATCGTCTAGGTATAGATCTCCCGACTGGTAGTTAGCATACGCCCCTGCCCCCAACTTAATTATCCCACTGGCTGTGTTTAGCGTATGGGTGGTGAAAGAGGTGCCCTTAACACCGTTAAGATAAATTTCTTGTGTTTGTACTCCATCATGTGTTACTACGGCGTGGTTCCATACACCTGGTGTAGGAGCCAACCCGCCCCAACTGTCGCCACTGATGTGGATGCGTAAAGTTCCGGAATATACCAACACATCAAATCCGGTTAGCACGCCGGTGCCATATCCCATTAGTGTGTGGCTAGCTGTCGCTGGCTGCATAAACCAACACGACATCGATCTGGCAGCATTCCCTGTAGGTCCATTAACGGCAGTAGTAATTACACCAGTTGTTGGAGTTATAGATGCGCACTTGGTCCCGATTTTGGGCAAATAGCCGACTGCCGTGTCTGTGCTAGGTTGTCGCGTCGTGAATTGATCGCGGGAGTTACCGTTCAGATCCCAGTAATGCTTGAGTCCGGTGTATAGCGAAGATTGACCATTCAACGGAGGAGATGAGAACATGTTATTTCACATCCGGGCTGAGAGAGCACAGGGCCCAAGTGGGCGAACACACGTCGTAATATAGGACGTCTACAGCGCCGATGGCGGGGGTCAAGGCTGGAACAATGCCGTTGGCGAATTTGTAAAACGCGTTGAACGCCAAAGTCCTGGGTGTTGCACCTTGGGTAATGACGAACTTGCCCTTTTGGCTGACCACCACGTTCGTCGGAGCCGCTAGAGTGGTGTTCTCTGAAGTAGTATGCGAGAAATCGTTATTGAGTGCCAAATCTACGGCGATGGTGGCGGCGGTAGAAGTCAGCGCTGTCACACTACATCGTTTGGCCCCGGCGAACGTCTGGGCTGCAATCGACAGCATGCCGGGGTGTGTCGCGTCGGCGGGTTGGGCAGTGAGAACCTGATTAACTCGGCTGATACCAGCCGCATCTGGTGTCGAACCAAAAGCGCCGATGGTGACGTCGCCAGTGTTGGTGTTAGACGTATTTCCAATGACCACCTTTTGGGCGTCGGTGCAATAACGCCTGTCGGTAGAGTCGGCGATATCTGCCGTAGTTGCTGCGGCGCCGGAAGTTACTAGCCCCTTGGTGTCATACGTGATTTTGGTGTTGGTCCCGGCGACAATTGCCGCGTTGGCGATGACCTTCTCGTCGTCGAGCTCCTGAAGTGCGGTTTGGACTGTAGTAGCCGCGATGTTTCCGTATGGAGTAAAAGTCACGGACGCTGCATCCGCCATACACAAAATGCCGAACGGGAGCGGGGTTACGTTAATCGTAATTGGGTCGCTTGCCAGAAGCACCCAACCAGTAGCACCGTGGGCGCCATAAACGGCAATCGTATACATGCCCGAGGTGACTTCGTGGCTGGGAATAGGAAGGTTGTCTGCATCCGAGCTACGAGTCAATTTGAACGGGGCTGCCGCTCTATTAACCACATAGATGCCGTTATACTGGTTGGCCGCCTGATTTTTGACTAGGATGCGATCGTTGTCTAACGGGGTATATGAGCCATCGATGACGCCTAAGGCTGCATCCGAGTTGATCTCGTTTAGTGTCGCGTACGAGATCGTGCCGGGTAGCGGGGCGTCGGTGGCGACTTTGACCGCCTCTTTGGGATCGAGCCCGGAAGCCACTTGATCTGCGTATGTACGAGCCAAAGCCAAAGCTTCGAGGATGGCGGCCTGAACGTTGGTCGACAAAATCTCGAAGTTAGGGATGAATGAGGTGCCGAAGGCGGTAGAGCTTGTTCGTCGTAGCATTTTACAGCTTCCTCAAGTTGCTGAGTTCGGCCGGAACAATTTGCCCTTCCGAATAAATTGCGGCGGAGTCGGCAAGATGATACTCGGACACGTCCGTGCGCCCATACCCGGTCCCGCCGTTGGCGGCGTGTAGGAGTCGTAGTCCGATCCAAGTCCCATTGACTTCGGTAATGGTGTACTGTTTTCCCTCTTCCGTCGAGGACTTCAACCACACCCTGGCACCAGTCCAAAAGGGAGCGGCATCGGCCACGGAGATGTACCCATCGGTGCCGCCGTCGGCGGTCAAGAGGGCTGAGGCTGGTTTAGCGAAAATAGCGGGCATGTAGGCGCCTCCAAGAGTTCAACTACAAGATTGACTCTTGAGGGCTAAAAGTTCTTTGTAATGTCTACCAAGACCTGATTCGACACCTTATCGCGCCATTCTTGTAGGGCCCACTCTACGGCGCTTTCCATAAAACGGTGAGAAACAGTACCCGGGTGTCGCCACATACCTCTTCCGCGTTGCTTACTTGAGGCAATGCGGAAAGTCATGATGGATTTCTGTGTTGAGGTCTTACCTTTTTTATCGGTGACCTCTTGCTGGTAGACACGCACACCGCGTCCGAATGGAATCCCGGTCATGCCTTGACGGACCTGGCCGATAGGTCCATGTCCTTGACCGACACCTTCGACTTTTTTGATGGGCTTTGTCAAAATGTCGAATGAATGAATCATCCCGAGCTTCGGGGCTCCGTCCGGCCCGACTTCGATTTTGCCGTATGGGATCTTGCGAGCCTTCATTTCGGACTTGAGTGTTTTGGTTAAGTCGTTCTGAGCCGGCGTCTGCTGAGTGGGACCTTTGTTGAGTTTGAAGGGCACGACGGTAAATTTTGACCCATCCTTCGCTACTTTAGCATGCGGAGAGGCCAAAAGCCCATCCAACATATCGGTGCCCGGCTTGACGCCATCGTCAATCCAAAACGCCTGCTTGTCGAGCGAGATAATCCACACATCGCCGTCTTGTTTGAATGACAATGCATCCACGTATTGTTGTCGGCTAGAGTGCAACTTTTGCTGCACTTCCTCGAGGATGTGCGTGTGGGTCTGCAGCGCCAGGTCTCGAGCAGCATTCGCCATGGCTCCATCTACAGCCGCGCGGAATCCGCTGGCTAACCCCAATACAGGCCCTAAGTCGACGTCCAGGGTAAACATTACGCCTTCGGCTCCGGCCGAGCGCCCGTAGGCGTCCCATCTGCCCCCATCTTCAACCCCGAACGCGCTCCACGCCAATGCTCGGCCCCATCGGGGGTTTGCACCTTGACCTTGCCGGCATGACCGTGCTGTGAGGTTGGGCCGCAATCCAAAACAGTTCCCACCGGCAACTTCGGCTTGGGCAATGTCTCAGCCTTCATGGTGACTTTAGGGGCGTTGTGTAGCCCTGCATTGGCAACACCGTTCATAAAGCCGGTCAACATTCCGTGCACTTGTTTACCTTGAGGGTGATTCTGCAGCGCAGTCAAAAACGCCGGATGGTTCATGTGTTGTTGAATATACAACCCGCGCTGCGGTGTCCCGCGAGGAAGAGCCTTCAACCCCGTCATGAAATTGTTAACGTCGCTATGTAGGGCTGGTGTAGGTGCGACTTCGTCCTTGTGCATGTGTCGCGCCTTCGGAATGAGGTTTTGGGCGCGAGCCTCTTGCGTAGTATGGAATTTTCCGCTGTGCATGAAACCTCGGTCGTATTGCTCTTCCGGATGAGGAAGTTCGGTTCGATCGTGGAATAGTCCGGTTTCATGGACTTGACCGGTGGTCTTATGGCGGTATGCGGCTGCAGACACGGACTTGCCTAGATCTTCATCCTTCTTGTAATAGTCGGGCTTGTCAAGGAGATGATCCTTGGCGATTTTCTTGGCCTGCGCAGCCGTCATATTGTGCTCGTGCATTTCGTCTTTGGTGCCAGACACAAGTTGATCTGGATCGAACTCCGAGTCGGGCTCTTTCGAACCTTCGCCGCCAATGAAATCTTCCGACTTCTTGATGTCGGATTCCGATTTTCCATCTATAACTTCGCGGGTAATTGCAATCATCGCCTGAATCAGCGCCCTTACAGACGCGTAGATATCGGGAGCAGATTGCTTAAGGGCCTCGAGCTGTGGGGTGCGCTGTTTGACGTAAGTCAAAATCTCCAAGATCTGCTTCTTGAGATCGTCGCTGAGATCGCCTGGATCTTTTTGCGCGGCCAGAGCGTGGAAAGCGCCCTCAAAATCAGGCTTGGATTCCTTGGTGTCCTTGACATCCGCCGCGTGGTGGTGTTTCATCGCCATCAAACGACCGAAGTTGCGTTGCCAGTCCGATACATGCTCCATGACTTTGGGTTGGGCGGCATATATCTTGCTAGGACCCTCGAATCCACCCTTTTGGGCTGCTACGGAGCCATCGGCCTTGACGAGCGGAGTTTGGTCTGGTAGAGATGGCGTGTAGTCGTTCATAACAACAAGATTGGTCTCTAGGAGGACCACATGACACCCATTATCGGAATTGGCGGACAAGCTGGCGCAGGCAAAGACACCGTCGCCGGCATGATGATGAAGCTTCAGCCCGGGAGTGTTTCCATTGCCCAGGCGGATCCCATCAAGTGGCTCGGGCTTCGCGGGTTCGGTTTTACCGAAGAGCAACTTTGGGGCCCCTCGGAGAAGCGCAATGAAGTGGACAAGCGATACGATGAAGGGCGAGCCTGGAAGGAAGCGGAAGACGTCTTGTTTAATGGAGGAGTCGCCAATCAGTGGCTTAAGATGATTGGAGTTGGCGACATCGACTCATTCCACGAATGGTACGACAACTTAGAGTTCGAGTTCTTCGCCACCCACCGTTTTTCTCCCCGTCTTATGCTCCAGAACCTCGGCACCGAGTACGCCCGTACCATCAACCCGAACGTCTGGGCCGACTCTACTATTCGAATTGCCTTCAAACTTCTTGGCGGCGGACACACCTACAATCGCCTGGTTGGCCTTTGTACCAACCCTACAGCACCTTCAGTTCCGATGGTGTTCGTCACTGACGTCCGCTTCCCCAACGAGCTCGTCGCCATCAAGTCCATCGGCGGCAAAGGCCTTAAGGTGGCGTCGAACGGCTCTACCATCTCAACAAACCATGCTTCGGAAGCTTCGTTGGGGCAAATCCCAGATTTTTGGTGGGACGCTATCTTGTACAACAACAAGGTACACGGATTGGATTGCCTCAGAACCGCTGTAAGCAAGGTGCACCAATACCTAAATCCAGGTTCATACTGCCAGCAGACCAAATTGTTCGTCCTAGGTCAAGAGTGATAAGTGCTCCGACTACACTACCAAAAGGGAGTATGGGACTGCGGGCCAACCTGCCTGAAGAACACACTGATTCTACTCGGCCGCAACGTCGAGTGGGACAGTGCAGTTCAGTGGACTGGAGCATCCGAGAACGGCACTTTCGGGGCGGCGTTGCTGCGAACATTGGGTTGGTTGAAGGTGCGAGCAGTTGAGTATTCATCTACCGACGTACGGCGCAGTTGGAATCGATTGACTCGACTAAAGAGGCCTGCCATGTTGTGTGTAGACGGCGATAGCCACTGGGTCACTGCGGTCGCGGGCGTCGGCAGAAGGGTCGTTGTGTGGGATCCGCTGCCGAACGCCGGATTGCAGATTTACGGCCGAGCCGAATTCCTAAAGCGTTGGATTAATTCACAAAACCGAATGTACGGGGTATTCGTATGCGAAAACTGACGATTATATGTGATGTAGATGGAATTCTGGCCGATACACTGCCGTACTGGCTCCAAAAAATCGGCGACGACACTGGCGTCTACGCCAAGACAGAAGACATCACACGGTGGGAGCTGTCGAAGTGTGCCCCCTTCGAAGGTAAGGTGTCGGAAGAGCGAATTTGCCGGCACTTCGACCTCCCCAACTACCATCTTGATATTCCGGTCATGCCCGGCGCAGTGGAGGGCGTCAAGAAGCTGATGGATGCCGGCCATGACGTTTACTTCGTCACAGCTCGATTCGGGGCTTGTGGGGTCGTCGAGACTCTTCAGTGGGTTAAAAATCACTTCCCATTCGTCAATGTCCACAAGCAGGTTGTGTTTTTGAAGGACAAGTACCGCTTCCAGGCTGACGTAATCATCGACGACCGCGCAGAGAATTTGGAGGACTATTGGGGTGCTCACGGCTTCGCGAGTTGTATTGGCATTATTTATCCGTACAACGTCCGTCTAGAAGGACACCCAATATACCGAATGGTTCCGTACGGACATAAGGCTTGGAATGGCATCGTGAAACTGGTGCGCATCTTCAGCGACATGGAGCGCGGCGATGGCTACACCAAAGAGGAAGTAGAAGAGATCGAAGCCGAGGATTGAAATGGAACAGCCGGTCGTCGTGAGATGACCGGACTGTCAGGACTACATCAATAAAGTGGAGTCGCTCGGGATCGAACCGAGGGCCTCCGCAGTGCAAGTGCGGCGCTCATCCCAACTGAGCTACAACCCCAAAACCCCATCGTTAGATGGGGACCCACTACGACCGCTTAGCTGAAGCGAATCCAGGTCAGCTTGACGTCGCCGGTGGCTGCCGCATTCACCGAAACCGTGAATGTTCCGCTGCCGCGAGCAATGTTGGTCACATATAGCGCGGTACCGTCGATTCCGACGAGCGTCGCGACGACTTTGCTGGTCGCCGTGGCGCCCGCGTCAGTGACCGCGATAGAAGCCTGACCCGTCAACACTGTCGCTTCACCAGCCGCCATGTTGGGCGCCGTGACAGTGCCTGTGAATGTGGCTCCCGTAAGAGCCGCCTTCTCTGTATCGAGCTCGTTAATCGCGCCCTGCACGGTAACGGCCGCAACGCCACCCGCGGGGGTATTGGCGACAGTGGTCGCACTCTGATCGCCAGTATTAGTGCCCGAGGTGTTCGACAACTTAGTGAACTGAGCCGCAGTAACGAGGCCTGGATGGCTGCCGTCAGCGAGCTGCAATGTCAGAACCTGACCAACCAACGAAGCGCCAGCAGCGGCGGGGGCCGAACCGACTGCAGCAAGTGTTACTGCCGCGTGCGACGAAGTCGAGCTAGCGTCGACGGCATCAGCGATTTCATTACCAATCGAAAAATCTGTCGTTGCAATACCAAGGCGGGTGCGGGCGTCTGTAGAAAGGGACATGTATGACTCCTAAATGTTGCATGTCGCCGACAGGCGACCACGTATAAACGATTATGTCTCAAGCCACCATCTATTGATGGCTACACAAAAATCCGGAGCCAAGGCCATCTGCTTGAATTGAGCCAAACGCGCCAGACTGGCCTGTGGCGTGACGCCGTACCGGACCAAAATGCTCTCAAGGTCTTCCGTGCGAAGCCCAAGCGCCCATTGGCGGAGGTGCTCTTCATTGTCGCCGTGAACTTCTGGCATAGCTTTGAGTTTTTGCTCTAAGTCCATGTCTTTCCAATCCTTGGCGCGCCAAACTCTCAAATAGTACGGGATGAACGACTTGGGGTCAGTGCCCGGGGCAAACGAAGGTCCCGCCAGGGCGCTACCTTGGTCGATGAGTGCAATTTTGCATCCATCTTCGTCGGGCGACACCATGATGTTGGCGCCGTGGCGATCGGTTTGCCCTAGCACGGCATCAATTACAGCCCACTTGTGCAAATCTCCGTTTTTGAGGTATGGTTCCAATGCCTTTACCGGGGCCTGCGGATCCTTCTTTGCAAGCTTGTCTAGATTTTGCCAATCCCATGGCAGCCGATGTAGTGCGGCGATCTCCTTGCCATTCAAGGAAATCAAATCCGCGCGCGGAATAAACTGCCCAAGCCCCCAATTCCTAGCCACATGCCAAAATGCGCACTCCCTGCGAGCCTGTGTCGCTACTTCTTCGCGAACACCAGCCGCTGGACTCAATTTCCCGCTTCCTGGTTTGAGTAGGAAGTGGGCGCCATCAGGGTCCTCCGCCACCATCGTGCCCTTGGAGTGCTTACCCCCAAGTTGTACTTCTTCTACTTGATTGGCTTCGAAAGCACGTTTGACGGCCTCTGCTGTCGTTTGCCCTTCCGGCAAAACATTTTGTACTTCCATGTCGGACTTGCACAAAACTAAAGCCACGCTTGATATCCGTGCTTGCTCGTCCAAGGCGATCTGATATTCTACTAGTGGAGGTAGATGTGCGCTAACCAGTGTAGACGTGGCCAGGTCGTCATTCTTTGCGACCTCCAGGCGAAATAGGTCGCCGTCGCATTCAATTTGACACAAATCGCTCACAGCATTAAGATACAGGTCCTGCTGGACACCGAACCCTAGTTCATTAATGACGCTTTCAGACTTCTGAACGTCTGACAGTCCCACGTGCTCTGGCTTCATGTCAGCGGCGATGCTTTGTAGGTGTTGGGCGATTTTCTTTGCGTGCTGCACGCTTAAGTGCTGTGCCTTGAGGTTGCCAGCAATGCCCATCTTTACGTGCACAGCCTTACGGAAGGTGGGATCGGACGTGTAGTTGTGCAGGTAGGTTATGCGCTCTTCTGACGCTTTCTTTTCTGGATAGTTCTTGACGGCTGGGTCGGTGATGGCGTGCAAATGGCCGCGCTCGTCTGGCGTGAGTCCTTCTAAGGTCTTCTCTACAATGCGCCGGCCAGCCTCTTTCCCGTGCATTTGCTTGAGGACGGAGTAGACGGAGTGTTGGGTCTCGTGTTCTATCGAGTTGAATTTGGCGTCGGTGCTGTACGACGAGCTGAAGCCACGTTCTGCTGGCGGAGTGGGGCGATCGGCTTTGGCGTGGTATGCAACAAATCCGCCCGAATTCGGGTTAGTGGTTCCGGTGTTGGCTTGACGGAAGGCTGCGTGTTGTTCTGGCGTACGCGCCATTGGCTCCGAATACGGCGAAGGAACGCCGAAGTGTGGGTAAACCACGTATCCGATGCTCTTCTGTAAGCCTTCAGACGTCTGACGCCAACCGTGCTTGGCGATCAGATGCTCCGCGTAGCTCTTCGGGGTGTGCTTGTCGCCCACCACTACAGCCGGATGAGATGTTACTTCTGGCTCAGACGGTTCGATTGGATGGATTTTAGGTTTGGCAAATGCAACTTTTTGTTGTTCAGCGACCTTCCGTACACTTTCATCTGGGTCCGCGAGTCCCATTTTGAAGTGACTGTGGTTCGCTCGAGGGTCGCTCAAAGCCAGCTTCCGGACCAGTGCGCTTGGATGCTTCATAGCGGCCGTCAGGTGTTCTGGCGTCAAATCTTTTCGCGAAACAGCCTCTAAAGCCACGAAGTTGTCTGGGTCCTTGAGTCCGGCGTGAATTTGCGCTGGGGTGGCGTTCGGGTGTGCCGCTACGGCCGAGCGAATGTCCGGGCTGTGTGAGTAGACCTGGTGTTGTAGCAATTCGGGTGTGACGCGCTTGTTCTTTAGTGCTGCTAGATGCGACTGAATTTCTTTTCCGGTGCTTGGCTGGCTAGCCAGCATTCCGAGGCGCCCGACGTCGGGTGTGTGTTCGAGTTCCCAATCCTCAGACGGAGTCGCGTACCCATAATGCTCTCTTGGGACGACCGGTCGAACGTCCGGAACATTGGCTGGTATACGGGGATGGTTAGACGCCAAAAACTCGTTTTCTGGACCCAGCAACCCGCCGGCAGTTTTGTGTCCTACGTGGTATGAATACCACACGTTTTTCATCGGCACCCACCAATGTTTGACCGTCCCACCAAAAGACCCGGCCGTGTTGGCGTCGTCAGCATACGAAGCGACGTCGTGGTCGGCCCCGGGATTACGGACGGTATAGCCACGAGCCAGGGCTATGTGGGGTTGACCGTTGATGTTCCTAATAGCGTCTGGATTGTGCTGTTTGATGTAATCGTGCAACTTAGTCTGATGGCTCTGTACGTTCTCAATGAGTTTTGGGTTGGCCTTAAGCGCTTGATGTAGATCTTCTACACCAACGTTGGCGTTCTTTTCGTTGGTGTGATGCTGCAACCATGACTGTTCGTGCTGGGCGATTTGAGCGGGGTTGCCGTGCTCGTAGATGTCTTTGTTTTCAATGCGGTTAACGACATACTTCAATAGCAATGAAATCGGGTGATGTGGAGAGTGCTTGTAGGCTCGGTACAGTAGCGGCGAAGCAATCGGACGGTTAGTCAGCGTCTCGAAGTCCAAGGCTTTGTGTAGCCCCGCCTGGAGTTCCTTCAAATACCGCTCGAAGGTTTGGTGCCCACCTCGGCGGTACTTAGCTTGCACCCATGGGTCAGCGTCCACCATGTTCGCGTCGGGGTTGGCCCAGCCGGCTTCCTGTACGGAGGCGTAATCCGGGCGATCTTCTACACAGTTTTGCGTGTCGACCGGTAGGTCGCTGACGTCGCCTTGAACGACATCTTGAGGTAGTGCTGGGTGGTGCGCGGCGAACTCTCGAACTTGCGGATTCGGATCTTGTAGTGCAGCACGGAGTTGATCTGGAGTCACGGCCGCCGACTTGAGGGCTAGAATCCGTTCAGTCGGGTTGTCGTGATCGGCCAGGCTCTTGCGCATACATACAAGATTATGGCATCAAGAACTTGGCGATGGCTGATTGTCTGACAGCATAGGAGGTGTGATGGTACTGCATCCCGCACGACACAATGCCGACGACTTGCCCGTTCGCCCACAATGGGCCACCCGACGAGCCAGGCTGAATAGGGGCGGAGAAGACTTGTTGGCCAAACGACAAACCCGCCTTCTTCGAAATCGTGCCAACCCTTCCGTCAGTCATCACGACGACCGATATACCCAACGGATAGCCTGTGACCAGGATCGGACTGCCCATGCTAGGCTCTTTGGGGTTGATACTGGCG